GTTCGTGTCGCCTCGGTTACTGGTGATTCCATGGGTGCGATTCGTCAAGAGGGCGTCCCAGAACGTCACAGCCAGCGTTTGACGCCTTACCCATACCCACGGCCGTCTTTCGGCTATGGCATGTTTCACATAGCCCCTGGAGGTTGTGTCGCCCATTGTCATCATCGTAATCCTCGCGGCTATCCACGATGTGATCGACTTCCCGGCTTGGCGTCACATAGCCCATGGCTTGGCAGTCCACACACAGTGGTTCCTCTGCCAGTACCTCGGCACGCAGTCGAGCCCAGGCTGCGCCGTTCAATGGCAGCGTGCGGCGCTTGGGCTTATAGCTCACTTGGGTTTTTCCTAGCAGATACATCGTCTACGCCCTCAATCGTTGGCAGGTTCTCAAGTCGGCGGGCCTCGCTTCTCAGCATCCAACCGTCAGTAATCGCACGCTCATAGAACTGGGCACGGGTCAGGCTGTCGCCACGCAATAGGCCTTCCACGTTGTGCTCCACAAAGTAGCGGGCCGGGTCATTGATTAGCACCCTATTAATTGCCTGTTCCCATGCGACCAGGTGCCGGCGCAGTGTGTTGGTGACAAAGAACCGGGCCAACTCCACCACGTTGGAATAGTTGGCGGCTTCCATATCGCCAATCATCACAGGCGGTACGCGGAATAATCGGGCCGTTTCAACCACACTCATTCGGCGGGCGGCGATCCAGTCGGCATCTTCCAGGGTCATGCTTACGGTTTAAATTGGCCACCTTGCGGTAACACGGCGGTCTTTCCGTTGTTGGCCACGCCTGAATGATTCTGTGCCCAACTATCCCGGATCTGTTGGGATTGCTCTTTGGTGGTGCCGGGTGGCATCTCGATAACGCCGGATAGCTTGGTACCCTGCTCGAACATCTTTGCGCCGTGTGTGCGCTCAGCCAGTGCCAAGCCGATAGTGTCGCGGGCTACCTGAATCGGTGAGCGTCCGATAACGCCATCGTCAGAGTGGTAACGGATATGCAACACTTCATCCGCTAATAGCCGTTTGGTTCCGCCTCCATCGTCTACCACGTCATACAGCAGCTTCCCTTGAGCGGTGCGCAGGATCGTCACGCGGTCAGGGTGAACAGGCAACAGGGCTTCCGGGCGTCCGGCGCTGTCGCGGATAATCTCGGCGTAACCATTACCGCGTAGAAGTACGTGGCGCTGTAGCTGTTCCCTGAACTCTAAAGCGGTTTGGAAATCGTTCGGAGTGTCATGTAATAGCCGATAAAGCGGATGCTTAGTTGCCTTTTCTCTGCCCTTGTCGGTGCGCTCAAAGACGTTCAGCGGCAGACTGCCCACGGTTTCCGATATGGCCGCTACGCAGGCATACACGGCGCTGATTGATTCTGCGGTATCAGTCGTAACCGATACCCCGGCAGATTGTGCAGATGCAGCGAGTGAGCTGTAATAAGTATCGTAAGCGGGCGTATTGTTGCGCTGTTCTCGCTTAAACGGGTTCCATCTCATCGGCACGCCTCCAGGTACAGTCTGGCCAATGTCAGGGTGGACGGTTGCTTGCCTCTAACCTGAACCGTGGTTGTGTCATAGGCCGGATCGGCCGTAATGGTGATCTCGAACAGATCCACATCCGTTAGATGTCGAGTTTCGCCTTCCCAGTTTTCGCCCTGGGCGATAAAGCCGAACGAACAGCCGGCAACGTCACCACGGGCAACCAGTACAGGCAGATCTCTGCCAAGTTGGGTGTCAGGTAGGTCGATCTCAAACGCTAAGCCCTGGGCATCTTCAAACAGGCGCAGGCTACCCGCTCCCATTCTCCCCAATAAGCTCCGGCTGTCGTGTTCGTAAATGGCGCGGATCTTTGGGCCGGCATCACTGGCCAGCGAGCGCTTGAAAGCTCCGGGCTTAATGATTTCGGAAAATCCCCCAAGCTGCGTAGGCTCGTCAAAGCGGGCCGCATACCCGTATAGGGTGCGGCCTTTGCTTGTAACGACGCTATCAAGTGCTCGCCGTTCCATGATTAGGCCCCTGACGCTGCTACGAACGCTTCCGGGTGGCGCAGTGCAACGTCGCATGTCGCCATGGCGCGAACCTGAATACCGCCCCGTGAATAAGCGGGCTCTGCGTAAGGGTTCACAAGGATGTCAATCTCAGACCAAATTCCCAACATCACTTGGCTGAAATCGCCATACAGCAATGTGCCAGTGGGCATCTGATTCGTAGTGTCGTAGCCCTTGCCGTCGATCATCCCGCCTTCGGCAAGGAATCCAGAGCCGGCACCTGTTACTTTCTCAGTGCTGGCCAGAGTGGTTCGTACACCAGGTGCGGAAAGGAAGCGCGTACCGTCGAGGTTTTCAAGTTCCAGCTTTTCAGCAAGTGCCAGAATGTCAGCCCATGATGTAGGCATCGGCGCGGTTTGGATGCTGGCGTTTTCCAGAATGCCGGTAGGCTGTCCTGTCAGGCCGGTGCCGTTCAGGATTGCATCGTCGATTTGTTGCGCAATCAGGAATGTGAGGTCATCGCGTACCAGTTGCTGATACCTGGGCTCGATTGCTGAATAAGCTGTCGAGACAACTCTCAGTTTTGCCGCCGGTGTGCTTCGGCGTCATGGTTACGGAATCAAAGCCCATGGTAGACTCGTTTACCGCTCCGCCTTCCGTTACCCAACCAAGCGACATGCTGGAGCCGTGCTTAGGGATCGAAACGTCACCTTGTAGGCCGGTGAGCACTCGCACACCCAATTTACGGGCTAGTAGCTTGTTCCGCAGGGCTCCAAATGTAATCCTGGGGCCGATGCTGCTCTCCGACAATCTCCGGGGCGCTTGTGGTGTTGTTGACGCGTTTGCTCCAGGGCCTGCATCGGAATAAATACACCTTCTGCCTTTTGACGTCCAACTTCGGCGCTCAGCTTCCTGGGCATACTCGAGTTCTACGCCATCAAGGGCGCGGCCTTCCATCTGTGCGCGGATCGTTTTGACGATTGAAACTTGACTGGCCAGCTTGTCGAAATCAGCAGAAGCGTTGTCTGAAATCGGAGTGCCGGCGCTGCGACGTTCGGTGTCTGCCAGATATTCGGCGCGTTCAATCTGCTTTGAGACGGCGCGTTCTTCACCTTTCAGGGCGTCAAATTGCTTTGATTCATCGGCGGAAAGGTCGCGGGTTTCTTTGCTGGCTGCGTCTACCAGGTCTTTCATTGCTTGAACCTTGGCGGCGCGTTGTTCACGTAGGGCGGATAATTTCATGTTTGGTACTCATAGCTATGATGAATGATAACGTACGTTACCATAGTGTATCACTATTGAATAGAAAGTGGGCGCTCCTAATTCTTAGCCGGTCTGCGGGGTCAGTGCTTTGGCGGTGTTATCCGCCAGCTTCACCCTAGGGTGGGGTGATAAAACACACCCCCTTTAGGGGTGGAAAAGTACCCCAGCCCCGCCTTACTCTCCCAAGGGCTAGACTGGGGTGGTGGGGTGGTTTTGATTTCACCCCGCCGGTGCATTCAATCCCTTGCGCCCCAAGGGCTAGACTGGGGTGGGATGGTCAGGTGGGGTGATTTACCCCAGTACCCCACCCCAGCAATTCACCCCATCACCCCAGCCGTAACGTACTGTCAAAGCCCCTGATAATTGCCCCCTCCTCAATGGCCCGATTGATACAGCCGCGAAGCATTTGTTCGCCCATACCGAACACGCCAGCCGTTCCAGCATAGCCGCGTAACTTCCGGGCGGTCAGCGGTTCGCTTTTCTGTACTGCCTTGCCGATCATTTCTTTGGCTTTCACCAGAAAAGCCGCGTAACGATCCGCTGCCCTCTGTTCCTGTCGGGTGTCTTTCATTGCCTTCAGTTCACACGGCACTAACGCACCCCCAGCCAACCGGCGGAGCCATGTTCCTTCCCACGGGGCGGAGTAGTTCGCTTTCGGGGTAGTGAATCGGACATATTGCCCCGCTTGCTCCGGGTCTATGCCGTATTCCTTTTTCGCTTGATCCGCTCGCAATCCAGCCAGCAAACCTACCCAGCGCGCCCCGTCCACCAGACCAGAACCACCCCTTACAGCTTCCTGCCCGCTGCCCGGATCTTTAAGGCTTCCTTTGTTGACGTGGTGGGGTAGTAATATGGTCGCCCCGGTGGCCTTGCGGATCTGCTCGGCACACTCAATAAGGCGGGTGCTGTCGGCGTTGTCGTTGGGGTCGCCACCGTCAAACCGGGCCAACGGGTCTAATACGATCAGTGCCACGTCAGGCACTTTCTCGGCTGCCTCTACCACCCACTGAACAAACGCCGTTCGTTGAATCTCTCCGTTCAGCTTTGCGGTAAGCCGGTTGTCTTTGCCTACCCGGTCGAATACGTGCAGGCGCTCCGCTATGGCCGCTTTGTGGGCTTTGAATGCGTCCGTGTTGAACGGGTCTACGCTATCGGAATACATCCCCAGAACTGCTCTTAGCCGCCGGTGGATCTCGTCCCGGTCATCCTCGGCGCTGAACATCAGAACCGCCCCGGTTTTGTCGATTGGCATTTCCAGCCAGGGCAGGCCGGTGCAAACGCTAATCGCCAGTTGAAGGGTTGCCATACTCTTGCCCGTGCCACCAGCAGCAGCCAGTACACCTACCACCCCACGGGGCAGGCGATCAGTAACCAACCATTCACGGGCGGGTGGGTCAGTGTCCAGCAGATCACCCACCTTTGCCGCTTGCAGGCCATAGGGGTCATCCTCGGGCGCTTCGGCGGTCAGTTCGTCATAGTCGTTATCAATCTGTTGTTTCCGCACTGCCTCTATGGCCTCGCTCACGTCCCCGCTATGGTTTAGTTGAACGTGGGCTGCCCACGGGTCAAACGTGCCGTGTAAGGGGTCGCCAGCATGGTCAGAACGCCACAGATCATCCTTGCCCGGTATAGGGCGGATTCCCGGCGCTCCGGTGGCTCCGGGGTGGCTGTAACGCTTTTCCCGTTGGTGGTATGCGTAGCCGTGCGCCTCGATTACGTCCGGCACACTGTTCGCCCTGTTGAATGGCCCGCGATACCCCGGCGCTTCAAAGGGCAGGGATTCCCCGCACCCCATCTGGGGCAGGTGCTTCGGCTTCTTGCCGTTCACCTTAAAGCCCGCGTCTATGATTGCCTGACAGAACCGCTCGTCATATTCCCGCAATTCATCATCGTCATTGGAAAGCATCCGCCACAACCGGGCAAAGTCATCAGGCAAAGCGGGCGGATCATCAAAGCGGTTATCGTTGGCGTATTGCTGGGTGTACTGCTCCCCGGTTTTTCGGTTGCAGTAAACCACCCCCGGCACACAGTCCTGAAGGTTGTCCGACTTGGCCCGTAATTCCAGAACCGTCAGGCTGTTACCTTCATCATCAAATACCTTGAAGGTCAGCCAACGCGCCATTTCCCATTCATCAGCGGTGTATGCAGCGCGCCCCCCGCTGTCCGGTCTTGTGGAAGCCGTGCGGACACCCTGGGCCAGAAGCTCATCAAGATCATAGCCCCATGCCTTCAGGCCAGCGCGGGTCATTTCCATGTGATCCGGGTCTATTGAGCAAAGCCCGTTCGCTACCAAAGGCAGGCCGTACCCGGTGGCCTTTGGGTCAATTTTCTTAACCGCGTGTTTGTTCCACTCTAGACCAATGGGCTGTTTGGTATTGTCATGCAGTCGCACCAGCTTTAGATCAGCGTCCAACAGACGCCGGGCTTCGGTTAGATCCGGCTTAATGGATGGGTTGTTCGTTTTCTGACCAGTGGTGTTATACTGAACTTGTCCGCTTTGAAGTGCGCCCCCGCTTTGCTCGCCAGCTTCGGGGGTTTCTTTATTTGTCTGCATTATTATCACCCCCCTCATAATCCAGAAGATGAAAAACATCAGCCAAGCTGATTACCTTGCAGCCTGAGAACTGGCGAACGGTCACATAACCGGCGCTAACCGCATCAGTCACGGTATGGGCTGGAATGCCGGTCAAATAGAAGACGCTGGAAAGCGCCACGTATTCGCGGCCATTAGATATGAAGGTGCCAGGGGTGCGCTTCATGCGGACACCCCCTGACTAGCTTCCCAGTCCAAAACTTCGGACAATTTCCAGCGCGTACACTGGCTGGTAAAGCGGTAGGGCTTCGGGGCATCGCCTTCGCGTACCCAACGCCACCAGGTAGCGCGGGAAACTTCGAAACGATTAGAGAGATATTTATCCGAGACGTACCCGCTGTTTTCGGGTTGGGTTGCTTTAGGGGTGCTTTTAACGGTTTTCATTTGCTCGTGCCTCATTGTTACCGGATGACACGAGCATTATGTTATTGAAATTAAAGGTAAAAATTTGGCAGCCGTCCGAAAAATATAATTTCCGTACGGTTGATAACATTATTTTTTCTCTTTCTTTGGTCTCCCACCTCTACGGGCATATTCTGGGGCTACAGGTCTAACCCAATCTTTGAGGCCAGCCGCTCTATCCGGGTAACAGTCATCTGGGATCTTGTACTCTTCCGCCAAATCCACCAATTTCGGCCATACCATTTCACAAGCCGTGGTGACTTTGATTGTTTGTTTCTTGTCACCTTCCCAGATCCTGGTTGCCATAATTTCAACGCATTGTTTAAGAAAGCCGTTTTTACTATTCTTTTCTATCAGTGGCGCATCTTGATTCATCGTTCTGACCTTGGCTTCGTATAGCTCCACCATTGTGTTTGAATCAGGATGCTGCAATGCCTCTACAGCTTTACCCACCGCAAAGAACGCCGTTGCAATACAATTCACGTTGCCAGTATTGAGCGCGTACTGCGCTTCTTTGGTGAAATCCCAAAGGTTGCACCACTGAGGGGTTGCAGCGTCTTTATCAAGCGCCTGAATGAACTGATCCCGCTGGTGTTTTAAGAATTCGTTTAGGTCTGGTTCTTTTACAGCAGCCAGATATTCATTAAATAATGCCTCTGTGAGCTTATTGTCACCGATGATCTCTGAATGTTTTTTCGACCTGTACGATGTGTACTCAAAATCATTCATGCCACACCCCCACCAATCGCTGCAACCTTGCCGCCTTCCTCTTTAGCCTTGCCGTGATAGCAGTATTGTTCCCAGTGGCCCATTAACTGGCGGCGCTTGTCTAGTAGGTCTGAGCGGGCGTAGGCGGCGCGTGTGGCGTCACTGTTGACGTGGGCAAGGGCAAGCTCTGAAACCTCATCAGCGTAGGCTGTGCGCTCTCTGGCCCAATCCTTAAACGTGGAGCGGAAGCCGTGGGCGGTTGCGGGTTGATCCATCCGTTTTAGCAGTGCAGACAGAAAGTTATTGGACGGTATATCCCCCTTCGGGCCTGCAAATAGCAGGGCATCAGGTGCGCCAGGCTCCATGCTGTTAATCAAGCTCATGGCGGCATCAGTTAAAGGTACTTTGTGCGCCTTGCCTGACTTCATGCGATCGGCGGGTATTGTCCACACCTTGGCGCGCAGGTCGATTTCCTGCCAGGTAATGCCGGGCTTACCTATGCGCTTATCACCAATAACCTCGTTAGTGCGGCTGGCGGTCAGAATCATAAATTCCATAGCGCGGGCAGCGGTGCCGGTGCGCTTTTGCAGATCCGTAAAGAACGCGGGCAGGGCATCCACAGACAGGGCGGCATGGTGGCCTTTTTTCTTGATCTTTTCCGGTGACGGGTAAACCTCATCTAAATAACCTTGCCACTTAGCCGGGTTTTCGGCTGAGCGGTAGCCATGCACAGCAGACCATCCCAATATGTTTTCCATACGGGCGCGAACTCGGTTTGCCGTTTCGGTTTTCGTCTGCCAGATCGGATCCAGTACGGCCTTAATGTGGGGTAACTCAATAT